AATTATTAACTAGTAAAAAAATTAGTTATGAAGAAAGAAATATTGAAGATGAGTTCAGTCCTTGGACACCTGAAGATTTCTTTAAGGCAATTCCAAATGCAAGGACATTTCCTCAAATATTAATTGATGGAAAATATGTTGGTGGATATGAAATGATGATATCACATATACAATTGGGGCAATTAACGTTATGATTTGTAATAATTGTAATAGTGAACCATTTGAAGTTATGGTTCAAGATGAAATGGGTTTCGCAACTGAATCTATTGAATTAGATATACCAGCTACTCATTGTCCATTTTGTGGATCAGATATTGAATGGGCTCAACGCGGAGGATATGATGCAGGTGAATATGATGAAGACCGATTGGATATATAATGGTGAAAGTTTTTCTTTTGATATGGGCAGCAATTATTACGGTTTTGTGTATAGAATTACCAACACTCTTAACGGATATGATTATGTTGGACGAAAATATTTTAAAACAATCCGTAAACTTAAGCCTTTAAAGGGTAGAGTACTTAAAAGACATAGAATAAAAGAAACTGATTGGCAAGATTATTGGGGTTCAAGTAAGCGACTTTTAGAAGATATAGATAAATATGGAAAAGAAAATTTTAAACGTGAAATAATTTGTTTATGTGAAACTAGAGGTCAGACGAATTATATGGAGGCTAAAATTCAATTTGATGAAGATGTACTGATTAAGGAAAATAATTATAATGGTATAATAGCTATCAAAATAGGTGGTGGTTCTATAAAAAATTTATCAGAAGATTATTTAAAATCAAAATGGTTAAATTTAAAAAAAGGTATGTACAATCAAGGTAAAATATGATATAATATAGATTATGGTATTAGTTGATTTTAATGGTTTAGCAATAGGTTCAATAATGGGTTCTTTAAATAGAGGTGAAGGACTTTCTGAAAGTTTAGTTAAACATATTATTCTAAATAACCTTAGGTTATATAGAAAAAAATATTCTGAAGGTAAGTATGGTAATATAGTAATATGTTGCGATAGTCCATCTTGGCGTAGAGACGTATACCCAGAATATAAAGCAAATAGGGTAACTGGAAGAAAAAAAGATAAACATGATTGGGGTGCAATTTTTGATTTAATTGACTCAACATTAAATGACATACGAAATAATTTTCCGTATGCAGTTATTAAAATAGATAAAGCAGAAGCAGATGATATTATTGGAGCTTTAACTATTCATAAAGCATGTCCTCTTATAGGAGAGGATGTGGTGATTATATCAGCAGACAAAGATTTTATTCAATTACAAAAGCATGGCCATGTTATACAATGGTCACCTTTATTTAATAAAATCGTAAAGGATATTAATCCAAAAAAATATTTATTTGAACATCTTTTAAAAGGTGATTCAGGTGATGGTGTTCCTAATGTATTAAGTCCAGACGATTGTTTGGTAAATCACATTAGACAAAGTCCTATGACAAAAAAGAAGATAGGAGAATGGTGGGATAATAAAGATAGACTTAAAGAAGTTATGCCACAAGAGATATTTAGAAATTATATACGTAATAGAGAAATGATAGACTTAGATAGAACACCTGAAACTATTAAAAAAGAATCTATTGCACAGTATGAAAATTATGAATATCCAAAACGAAGTAATATTTTAACTTACTTAATAGAGAATAGAATGAAAATGTTAATTGAAAATGCTGGAGAATTTTAATGGAGATACATGAAATTTTTACAGACTTGGGAAGAAAAAATGATGGAGAAAGTAGAGCTAAGGTTTTATTAAATAATGATAGCTTAGCATTAAGAACTCTTATGCGTTTAAACTTTGACCCAGATATAAATTTAAATGTATCTAAAGATATTAAATATAAAATAGCGCCTCCTCATGAAATTTATACAACTATAAATAGAGAGACTAAAAATTATACACAGCTAAATAATCCAAAATTAAAAAGAAATTGGGCAGATAGTATGTGGATAAGTATATTAGAATCTCTTGATCCAAGAGAAGCTAAAATTTTAGAAGCAGCTAGACAAAAAAATTTACAAGTACGTGGCTTATCACGAAAACTTGCAATTAAAGTTTGGGGCGATAGAATATTTAATTAAGAAACTATGAATATGGTAAAATTCAATATGAAAAATATTGATGGTTATGTCGTTAAGGAAGATAGTAGATATCTTGTTAGAGACAATACATCACTTAAAAATTTTGTTGTTAGCTCAACAAAATTAAATCCAAATAAAGAAACAACCGGCCATAAACATAATGGACAAGAAGAAGTCTATATGTTTTTAGAAGGTTCTGGTCGTATGTGGTTAGACGATGATGAAATGCCAGTTCATGCTAATGAAATAGTATTAATAGAAGATGGTGTATTTCATAAAGTAGTAGCCGGAGATGATGGCTTATATTTTGTATGTGTGTTTCAAGGTAAACGTGAAATACTTTGAAAGTGATGAAGAACTAAAAGAATTCATGGAATATTTTAAAAATGAATTACCAAATCCAGACCACCACCCACATAAAGTAATGTGGCTAGTTAGATGGTGGAAGGGAATAGTTATAAGGAATAGAGATGCCAACTTACAGATTCAAAAATAAAACAACTGCCATTGAGTGGGAAAAGGAAATGAAGATATCAGAGCTTGACGATTATGTAAAAGAGAATGATTGCTCTATAGTAGTTAGTGCACCACAAATAATTAGTGGGCATGGAGAAGGTCGTCTTAAAACAACTGATGCTTTTAATGATAGACTTAAAGAAATTAAAAAGAAAGCAGGCAAAGGAACAAAAGAAAATCCTGTAACAATAGGCGACAGTATTAGATAATGTTCATACATAAACATATTGACTTAGGTTATAAAGACTTAAAATCAGTTACTAAAAAGAGTGGAAGGAAATACACCACACCTAAAGGTGACTACCCCTCAATAACAACAATACTTGGCCAACGAAGTAAAGCCGCTATTATGGCTTGGCGAGATCGTATTGGTCATGAAGAAGCAAATAAAATTTCAAGACAAGCTGCAGGTCGTGGCACTGCAGTTCATACTATGTGTGAAAAGTATGTGAATAATGACCCTGATTATGCAAAAGATGCAATGCCTAATATATTATATGACTTCAATAGAATAAAAGACACATTAGACACTCGCATTGGAATAGTTTACGGGCAGGAAAGTCCTCTTTATTCTGACCATTTAGGCGTAGCAGGTAGGGTTGACTGTGTAGCAGAATTCGATGGTAAATTATCTATTATAGATTATAAGACCTCACGTAAGACAAAAAAGAAAGAATGGATTGATAGTTATTTTATGCAAGAATGCTTTTATGCTATTGCATGGGAAGAAAGAACTGGTCAACCCATCACTCAATTAGTAACAATCATCTCTGTAGATGATGCTCCAGCTCAAATCTTTATAGAACATAGGGATGATTGGGATAAGGAGCTCCTCAAATGCATTCAAGAATACACTTCCTTGGCCTACTGATTCGTCACTCCTGGACCCATAAAAAGTTACACGAAACCGTAAAACTATGGTATAATAGTACTATTAAATAATAAAAAAAGGAAAAAATATATAATGAGTAAGAAAATTGAAAATTTAGCAAAATTAATTGGTGAATGCGATAATAAAGAATTGAATGATGTTGTGTCAATTGTTAAAAATCATCGTAAAAAATTAGCACATGCTAATAAGTTAAACTTAAGGGTTGGCTTAGAAGTTTGGTTTGGTATGCATAATGGAGTGATTGAAAAAATCAATCGTACCCGTTGTATGTGTCGTGATATTGCTACTGATAAATTATGGACTGTTCCAATTACAATGATTGAGGTGGCATAATATGACACTTGATGAATTAATGATTAAATATGAAAGCCCGGCTAGTGAAACTAGCTTGGCTAAGGGTATACCAATAAAGTTACTTGGTTGGGTTCAAGGTAAATTTAATAATCCTTCACGAAGAAAAGTAAGGTATGTGTTTAGAGGTGTATCAGGTGGATGGCGTCATGCTGTTTGGTATAAACGACCACAATCATTTTGTCATAAAGGTATGGCAGATACATTTGCTATTTATAAGAGGAGTTTATAATGACAATTG